TCAATCATTCCAAAACTTTAAATTTAACCAACTATTGTCTAAAAATATTTGCTCAATACTATCGCGGACGTTAGGTCTCACCTTTCCTATATATTCAGATTCTTCTTTAATTAAATCAATTAAATGATGAATATCTCTATAATTACGCAAAAAAGATAGATAATTATCTCCAGGTCCTAATGTTTTTCTTCCCATATGAGCTAATTCATACATTGTTGTACATCCGGCCATTTCATTGGGTTTAATGTAAACAAAACAGTCTTGATATTGAGTTTTTACTAAATCATCAAAAGATTTATGATTGGTATATATTATTCTATCTTCACCAAAAACATCCATTAATGGGACTACTGTTTCTTTAAATTTATAATGATCTAATCTATCACCATGGAGTCCTTTATAGACATATATATTTTCTCCTAATGTTGTTAAAGGTAGATTGCTATAGTTCTTATTTGGTATGTAACACACTTTGTGTGTAATATTATACTCGCTGAGTTTCTTGCTATGCTGTCCTGGTGGGGCAAATGTAAAGGTATTATCCTTTTTCATCTCATCTTGTATAAATTCCAATTGTCTAGGAGTCATGTCTCCGCCTCCCCAAGCAATTATCCTAGGACCTTTGTGGTTGGATATTGTAATATAGTCGATGGGCTCATATATTCCAAAAAATACAGCGGGAGCATTAATATCGTAATAATCCACCAAGTTCCATTTTGTCATAAAATTTTGTCTGAAAAATCTCATTGAAGAATATAATTGTCTAAAGTCTTGAATCATAACTTGCTATACATTTCGTTTTGTCGTTCTTGCCGATCAATTGTTTTGTCATGTCGCAAACACCAATGCTTTTCAGTTGGTAAGTAACTCATTGTACGGTAGCCTTCTAATACTTCATGAACTCGATTCGCCCATGTTATCTTTTTATTGTTCTTGTAAATGCGCCATTGAAAGTCTGGAAAGTTTACCCATCCTTGATCATTAACGCCCCAATTCCATTTTGCTATATGTTCTTTAGTAAGTCCTTCAACTGTGTTTATTCTAGGAACTTTTAACACATCAACGTCATTATGTTTTAATACTTCGGGTATCATATCCATCATATATGTTGTAGGCATCTCATCTGCGTCTATCTGAAATATGTAATCTCCTGTGCAATGTTTTGTTAGGTTATTTTTAAAATTTGCAAAGTGGTTATTTAGATCAAATGTTATATACTTAACATTACTTAACCCTTCACAATATTCTTTAACTTTAACATCAGGTAATCCTTTAACACTACCACGTGAATCTTGTTGTATAACAATTTCATCTTCCTCTCGTTTATGTTCTAGAAGAAGTGGAATTAGCTTTTGAATTTCTTCGAATTCATTACAGACGGTAATTGCGTAACTTATCTTCATATGTATATAATATAAAATTTATATCAAAAATCCTATACTTTTTGTAGTTTCGGCAATTCTAATTTAGGAAGTTTTAATTCTACATGTTTTGGAATAGATTCAATCCCAGTGTCAATAATTTCTAATACTTGATCATATCTTTTAGAAACAGCCGTTTCAGTAAAGTTACTATTAACAAAATATCGTTGTCTTTTTGATAACTCATTCCATTTCTTAGTATTCTTTAGTATATCAACAAACATTTTACTAGCATACCCATAATCAACTGTAAACCACTGTGCTTCTTTTAAAAGAAAATCATTTGCTGCAGATTCATGTATATTTGTCATTGTTCCTGGTAATGCACATATAAATTCTTTTTTCAAGAAGTCTGCTTGGCCAGAATAATGTGGAGCCATGATAGGTTTCCCCGTTGATGCAAATTCGAGTAACGGTCTTCCGAATCCTTCTGCCTTGGTAAATGATACCATTGCTTTAATCTTGGGATGATTATATAACGCATTCATTTCTGCATTAGTTAAATCTCCATGCAATAGGTATACTGGAGGTAGTTTGCGTACTTCATTCCCAAAAGTATTTCGTACTTGTTCTATCTTTTTTTCAATTTCCCAACGATCTGTTATGCTATATGTTGCACCACTAGTTTTCAATACCAATGCTGGTTGTGTAGATCTTTGTTTGTCTTTAAATGACTTAAAGAAACAATGCAATGCACCACTAATATTTTTTCGATCTTCTCCTAAATTACCTTGTAGCCAATGTCCGCACATTAAGAATGCATTCTTTTCTTTAATTGAATCTAATGCTGGTATTGATGTTGTTACGTTTTTATTGCTATATACAGTATCATCAAAATATTCTGAAATAACTTGAATATTTGTTGTTATAGGTTTGCCTGATTGTGCTGCGGTATCTTCAAATGTTTTCTTTGTGAATTCACTTGGTACAATTATTAATTGCATCTGATTGATTCGATCAATCCACTCCGGATTACAAACACTACCTTCGGTACCAGCAGTTACTCCTATATTATATTGACCAACTGCTTGAAACTCATTTGGTACTGTTATTTGTACCCAAATATCTGGTTTAGTCTGTAGTGGTAATCCGATAAATCGTTGTTTCCAATCACTTGATATAGGATATGTAAATGGTGTATTGCCCCATGGCATTGACAGTAGGTTAATTTCCCATTCTTTGCCTTTTTTGTCTATAAACTGTTTAATAACTTCTCGGGCATGGTGCCCATAACCAGATTGAGTTGCAACTGGTGATGATATAACTACTTTTCTCATTATGCTATTCCTATATTTTCGTATTGTTTTTCTTCTACTTTGTTAAATGTGTATCTTGGTCTTTGAATTGGTGACTCTAACAAGAAATCCATCATTTCAATCATTTTGTTACCCATTTGCTTGGAAGTTAATCCATTCTCTAAACAAAACTCTCTTCCTGCTAACCCAGCTGCTTTTCTCTGTTCTGGCTCAGTAATATACCAATCATATATTGCAGTTGCTACGTGTTCTGATTGAACTCGGTCGTCGAATATAAATGGAGTTGCTACAGATCCTTGTATTGATCTGTTACTAGGGAATATTGGCTTCACCCATACTCCATGATCTGCATATTTTGCTTTATGATTAGTTGGAAAATCTTGAGTGAATTCAATTAATTTCCCATGTTCATCTCTAAATCCACATTGATCCTGTAACCCACCAGTAACATTATTAATAATAGGTGTTCCAGATAATAATGCTTCGGTACTACTCAATCCCCATCCTTCATTGCTAGCTATATTAATTACTACATCTACTGAGTTATATACTGCGTTAAGATCTTGGATTGAGAGTTTTGCTTCAGAAAATACAATTTTACAATTTGGAGCAATGTGTTTTGCTACTGCTCTTAAGTCTGTTCCATTTGTGTCAACTGCAGATGTATGCATCAGTAACATTGTTTTAGATCGCTCCTCTTCTGGTAGCATATCATTAAACAATTTAAATGCTAATATTACATCTGCTGGTTGTTTTCTTCTAATATTTCGATTGTTCCAAAACACTACAAATTCAGCATCATTGTTTGTTTTTACTTGTTCTAATATTTTAACATATGCCGGATCATTGTCTGGAAGTGGTTTATATATATTATGATCTAATCCATGTGGTACATAACCAGTAATAATACCATTAGAATTAGAATTAGTTTTTGAATCATAATCATATACCCCAAATCCGTTTTGTTTAAGAACTTCTCTATGTATATTATCTGATTGTTTACTGATTCCCATAATCAAATCACAACTACCGTAATAAGGGGCGTTCCACATTGGATATGGTAGATCATCCCAAATTGAATAATATGCTATTGGGATTCCATATGTAGTTTTAATTTCATGTTCTAATGAATATAACCATGTCCAATATCTAGGATCTGTAAAGTGTAAAATTACATCTGGTTTTTCTTGATTAATTATAGAAAATAATACGTTTCGATCGCCATACCCCGTCCATGGAATAACTTTTACATCGGCATCAGCTACACCAGTTTCTTCTTGAATCTGTTTCGATACATCTTGTGCTTTACCATGCTCTGGATGTTGTAGTGCAGCTCCTAACTGTATCCAATCATAGTGATGTACTGTTTTTAAAATAATTTCGCGGCTGATAGTTCCGATGCCGCTAGGTAATCGAAAATCATCGGATAATAATAAAATTTTCTTTTTTGTAGATTTGTTGTTGTCTATTGTTTGTATTTTTGGTAACTCCATTTAAACTCCTTATAACTTTTATATAAATATCAACCTAGTAAAACTACCGGTTTATTTTGTTTATTAATATTACTATATGCTGTTTTTAGAAACGGATCCAGTGTGGATTCATTTGTCATGATAATCATATAATCACAATTCTGTGCGATAAGTTTCATTCTGTGGTGTAATTGACTAAAGTGATATGATTTGCCATAATATGTCTTTGGCATTGCTGAATATAGATTATATCCTGAATATGAAGGATTATATTCTTTATAGTTCATTCCGAATTCTAATGCATATTTTCTAATCATACTATTAGCACCACCAGACCCACCAGCTCCTATGATTACAACTTCATCGAATTTGCTTTTTAATCCTTGCAGCGTTTCTTGAACTTTACGGCGATTCTGCCAATTGTTATTTCCTATAACTGCAACGTTAGTCGTATTTTTCATATGCAAACTTAACTGTTTTTGGATAATGCTTATATGCTATGCGTAAACCGATTTCTAATAATTTTCTATTCTGTTTAGTGTTAGGCCCAGTAATATCAGTACACAAAGTATATTCGCACTTTGTATATCCAATACTATGTGATTTGTGTTTACTCAAAACAAAATCATATACATATACGTGTTTATGTTTATGTGGTTTATACATATACTATATAATATAAAAAACTATTCTCGAATCCTATTTTCTTTAGGACAATTTTCATAATCAGTTTTAAATGGACACCATTTGCAGTGTTTAGCTCCCTTACCAGCAAGTGCCAAATACTCTCTTTCCTTATTCTTATTTCCAGCGGCATCAAAACATGTTTCTACAAACTCATCGATTCGTTTCTGTACTTTTCTCTGTGTAACCGTACCCGATGCTGGTTGATGTTGTTGAATTCGTTTTTGAGGAAACATTGAATTCTCCATTAGCTTTCGCTTAACTATGAAAAACTCTACATTGATATTTTCTTTAGGAACACCATATTGTTCTGAGAAATATGTTTTATATGTAACTAATTGAGCTGACTTTAATGAGTCTGCTTTCTGATATTTATTCCAGCCCGTTCTGCTAGTTTTAATATCAAAAATTTCTATAGTATTAGTAGGCTTATGTCGTAACACTAAATCCATAAATCCATACCAATAAACTGATGAATTCTTTTGTGATGCTGGAGTACACAATTCCATTTCTATTCCTATCAACTCATAATCACGACTTGAAAAATATTGTCCTCTACGCTTTTTAAACCAATCTAATATAGCAATACCATCTTCATGATATTCTGCTAATTGTAATGGATTTGAAAAATGCTCACCGTTACGATCAGCAACACATTTACTATATTCAATTTTTAGATTTTCCATTAATAAGTTTGGTAAATCTATTGCATCTGCTTTCTTTACAGACTCAGTATACATAACCGTCAGAAAGTGTTGCAGTGTCTCATGAAATGCAGTTCCAAAGACAGTATCGATAGATGCCGTGAATGGTGCTAATCGATCAATATATGCTAACTTCCAATTCAATGGACATTTTTCATACATTGCCCATTGTGAATATGAAATTCTAGTTGGCACCGACTTTGGATCTCTTACTGCCAATCTATAAACCGGACTAATATAATTTACGTTTTCTTTACTCATCAGATCCATTTAATGTGAAACTAGTATTATATAATACACAATCTATTAATCCAGACATTCGATCATTAATCATCTCATAAAATTCATGACTGCGATCTACTTTCTCATCATCTAGTAATAGTAATTCTTCTTCGGTTGGTTCATATTCATCCCAATCATCACCGAATTTATTATATGATGCAGCACCAATAAAATTGAATCCTTCATCTTCCCAATCAATTAGCAGACTAGCATCTGGATCCATCTTTGAAACATGATCATAGATTCTTTCAAATAACCCATGTGCCGGATGCCATGCTGAATTTATGTTTAAATTAATTTCTAATTCGTCGATATCAATATCTTCAAAAGATATCCATTTTGCACCTAGTTTGTCAATATAATCGCTTCTTGTTTCTTCTACATCAGGACATATTATTTTAAAATACGCATCTTGTAGTTTTGTGATTCGTTGCCAATATGTAGTTACAGAGTCATCTACATCAGGACTATTCATCCATTTATCATATTGCAAAATATCAGATTCAAATTTACGACACGCTTTTTCATCTTCGAATCGGATATGAATATTAGTATAAACATGATTTGCCATATTACTTCTTTTATTATTAATATAAGAAAAATATTGCTAATAACCTAATTATTTAAACTCTTTAAGATATATATCAATTACGTCTTTAGTTTTATTTAGGTCTTGTTCAAAGTTACCTTTGTGTCGACAACGTACAATTCGTTTAAGAATATCAAATTCATATGCATTGAGTTCCCACTCTGTTGCAAATTTATATAGACTATCTTTGCCGATATAATGTTTTTGGGTATGTGTGAATGGTATTTCCTTTATACTCATTTTATTCCTTTCAATAATTTCTTCTTTTCTGTTTTATTATATCCATATAATGAAAGTATTCGATCACAACTGTCTTTATCTAATAATTCTAAATATTCAGTTACTTCAGATTTACTTACTTGATAATGCTCTGCAAATTGCTGTATTAGTTTAACATCATATTTGTCAGACTTTTTACCTTTTATGTATTTAGCAAATGCTTTATTACTTGGTAATAGATCATGATATAGTTTATATGTATCTCTTGGCTTTAATTGACCAATAGTATAACACTGAAGTTCATTGACTAAATCAGTTAACTCCATTCTCATTGATAGCCAACGATTCACAATAAATGGAGCAAACTTCTTCTGATCTGTCTCTGACCATTCTTCCCACTTTTTCTTTTTGCTAGTTATGCCGTTTATAAAATCAAATATACTTGCCATTATAATTTATATTTTTGTTTCCACTGTGCTTCAAAATTACTACCCATTCCCATTTCTAATATTATAGCATTTTCTGGGACTCCAACCAATTTTTTTGCAGTTAAAATATCATCAATACTCTTCTTTTTATATGTTTTCATCTTTACCCGAGCATTGCTACGATTTGATGTCTTAAACACAATAGTAATGTTACCTTTTAAAATCTTTTCTGCCATATATAAGTTATTTTGTTAATTCTAATTGATTCTCGTTAAATATATGTAATAGACCAAAATCATCCATTTCTCCTACGACTCGAATGTCTCCCTTAATTGTAGTAAACACTGATACTATAGTACATGGAAAATCATATCCTTTGGGTTTTATAGCTTTATCGCCAATTTTAAATTTACTTGTCATTTTTCTTTATTTTTACTGGTTGAAATTCTTCTGGTATAGCACCACAGTCATCACATCTGAATACGGGTACTGGTACCATGGTATCTTTGTCTTGTCCTGTTAAGAATTTTGAAACTTTATTAATTGCCATTACCTGACGAAAATACATTCCTCCGCACTCTTTGCATATAACAGGCTGCATATCGGTTGGCTTAATATTTGGATTGAGTTGATTCATTACTACTTCTCTTATAATTCATTCATAATATTAACAAACATCGCCATTATGTTTATTTCTTTATCCACTACAGTTGCATCTTTAAATTGAGCTTCTGCGATAATTAATATCATTGCAGCAATATGTCCCGTAGCAAACTCGTCTAGATTGTCATATAAAAATGTATATAATGGTGTAAAGTCCTTAACTTTACTATCTGCAATACATTGTCTTACTTTATTAAATGTTGCTTTTTTGTCTTTAGCATTTTTAAGCATTTCTAATACTTCAGTCATATAGTTTGCTTGTATAGCACTTGCTCTGTCTAATTGCAATGTACCGTCGACTACTGATGCTTGAGCTGCATTAATTGCTCTTCGAATATCTGGATATGACGCATTAATAATTGCTGCAATATCCTGAACATCATATGACACGTTTTTTTCATCTAATACAGTAACTAATCGCTTTGCTACATCCGTTTTATTCGGTGGTGTGATTGCAAATGTCTGACATCTACTCTGAATTGGATCTATAATCTTTTCTACATAATTACATGTTAATATAAATCGTGTAGTCTTACTATATGTTTCCATTAAGTTTCTAAGAGCTGCTTGAGCATTTGGAGTTAAGTAGTCTGCTTCATCTAATATAACAATCTTCCAACGTTTAAATCCTACAGTTGACGCATATCGTTTAATCTTATCTCTTACAGCGTCAACAGAGTTTTCATCAGACGCATTAATATACATCATATCTGCTTCAACGCTATTAGCAATAATCTTTGCTAATGTAGTCTTACCAGTACCAGCTGGTCCAAAGAATAATAAATGCGGAACATCTCCATTCTTAATAAATATTTTAACTTTGTCGATAATATGCTCATTACCAATATACCCATCCATTGTATCTGGGCGGAAGGATTCTACCCATAATGTATTTTCTGTTACTCCAAACATAATTTATTGTTTTCCCGTTGAACCAAATCCTCCTTTACCCCTATCAGTGTCTGATAATACTAATACCGAGTTCCATTCTATTTGTTCAACTTTATTTAATACTAGCTGACCTATTCTATCTCCCTTTTCTATAGTAGCAGATGTCTTTCCGTGGTTAATTAAAATTACCCCTATTTCACCCCTATAATCGGCATCTATAGTTCCTGGACTATTTAATACAGTTAACTTCTTTTTAAATGCTAATCCACTTCTGGGTCGTACTTGTATTTCATATCCAATTGGAATTTCTACAAATAATCCAGTTTTAATTAATACACTACTACCAGGATAGATTATTTCACTATGAGTTGCCCTCACATCACATCCAGCACTACCTATTGTTTCATAGATAGGTAAATCATTATCTGATTTATTTATTACTCTAACTTCCATACTTAGTTTTGTAATTGAACTAGCCAGTAATTAGATTCGAAATCAACACCATTAAAATCAATTCTAGACAATCCTTGGCTCGATACATGCATTGTCCCTTTGTCGCCTTTATTTGCTACCAATACTTCTTTTAATTTGTCTGCAGAGAAACAAATTGGTTCTAAATCTGCAACATCTGACTTTCCAACTTCAAATGTAATATTATCTGAATTAACGGTTGAATAATTGATAATAAATTTAATATCTCCGTTTATTACTTGTACTGCAAAATTCTTTGCATCAGGCAACGCATTTTTTGCTTTGATAAATTTACTCATAAATGCATCATCAATAGGCAATGTTACTTCATATGGTGGTTCTGCGTTAATTGTAGGAACTGCTGGAATAACGGTTGTATCTGCCAACATAAAAGTTGCTTTTGTACTACCTTCGCTAATTTTCATTGCATAATTTTTACCTGCAGAATCTTGTACGTCAATATTGATATTCTCACCAACAGCCGATAACATTTTTATTAATGATCCGGTATGATTAATACCTAATTCGCCTTTCATAAAAGGAGTTGTATTCCATTGAAGCTTTCCTACAACAGTTTGATCCATATCGATAAGTTCACAACCTACCCCATTATCATTTTCTTTTAATATTACCGCTTCGCAATTACCAGCAAGATAATATCGATTGATAAATGATTGTAATTTACTTTTTTCCATTATATAACCTATTTAAAATTTAAAAAATTTATTGAATTGTTTAACATCAGTAGTTGATATACTATCACCACCAAACTTTTTATATGTCTTTTTATATGTCGAGTATACATTCATTGCATTGTCTGGATCTTCGAACATTTCGTGTAATGACAATATAACATTGAATAATTCTTTTGGAATTGCTGTTTCTAACAACTCAACATGATTATTTGTTAACTTATTAATATCTTTAACAATTTCACAATATAAATGCGTATTATGAACTACCATTCTCGGCATACCTTCTTGAGAGTATCTATCTAATCCAGAATCAGTCTTTCCACCTAGATATTCATATGTAAAATCATTACATGCCGGACATCCCATACTACACGGTACCTTTTTAGTTTTATCTATAGATATCTCACCATCCTTTCCTTGTTTAACGTGAGTCTTTCTACGATACTCAGCATTTTTTGGGAAATACAATTCAGTGAATGTCTGTGTCTTATAGTTACCAGAATGAAGATATGTTCCAAATACTGGATATTGTCCTGGAGATGATGAATCACTCATCAATTGAATTCTGTTATTAGTTAATTTATTTAACAGTTCTTGTAATGTTGCTAATATAAAAAAGTCTGATATTTTACTTATTCCTAGTAAGTGAACATATTCTACATGACTCTTTTCAAATTCTCTTTCTTGAAGCATTAAAGCAATAACATACATGAAGTCTACTAATTTCTTAGGACCTCCGATACACCATCCTTTAAAATCAAAATCTTTAAACTTATGATACCATTCTTTATACTCTTCACTAAAAGTACCTTGAATAACATTTAAGAATTTCGTCTTTCCACTTTGATGTTTTTCAAACCATTTAAAATTATCAAATGATATATCCATTGAGTCTTGAAATCTATTTTCAAATGTAACTCGGGGTGGTATATCTAAGTTTGCGGCAACATCACTATTAGCTTCTAACCAATGAAATATTTTTTCTCGAATTGTGCTATCCCACTTTAAAGCACCAGTCGCAATCTGGAATCCTCCTGAATCTCCAAATACAAATGTACCGTCGTCTAATCCCAACTGATCACGAAAGTCCATTTTCTTGTAATGATGACCGGCAGTTACTAGAAAGTATGGATGTCTCCATTTTTCCGGATACTCTTTTGAGAAAAACCTCATTGATGTCCCATCTTCGAACTTAGTATTCTTTTTAAATGCAGAAACCATTGATCCTGCAGATAATGATGGTATATATAAAAACTCTTTTCTATCCATTTTGTTCCTGTTTTAATAAATGTTTACAATATTCTCTTTCGTGCCAAACGCATATTTCTTTATCATAATCATTTGCAATAATATATCCTTCCATTTGGCGGCCCAAGTCTGAAGTATCAACAATATCATAATGTGTTTTGATATTTTCTAATACATCATGTATTGTATCGATTGCTGACTGTACATCAAATGGTTTATACATTCTATCACTATCTACAAATTCAGGAAATGATCTAAAATTTGGATATACAATATCTGCTCCAAATGCTGTTGCTTCAATTACCGTCCATGACACATAGTCTTGCAATGCTGAATTAAATTGTATTTTGCATGTAGCTAACTCTGTATAATATTCTTCCTTTGTCAGACCATTTAGTAATTTAAATCTAGGTTCTTCTTCTGCTAGTTTATTTAATGCATCAATTGCTCCTGGTAGCATGGATCTAAACTCTTTACCAGATGTGGTTACGTGCCATTCAAAGTCTGGTTTTTGTTTTAGAAACTCTTTTGCTACTTCCATCATGAAGAATGGATTCTTTTCTTTATCGAGCCTAGATGAGTACACAACAACATCTTTTTTATCCAAAGAATTATATCCTGGTAGTTTTGATAATGTTGCTTGTTTATGAATTGGCAATGATACAACATGTATTGGCGCTGTAAACCCAGCTTCTCTCAATTGTTCTTTATGCACCGTAGACCCAATAAAAATTCCTGTCATTCGTTTATCTAAACCTAACTCAAAGCCACGCATCCAGTTTCTCATCGGATATGTAAAATCATATTCATCAACACTCTGAGCATGTAGCATAGAATAAATCTTAAGATCAATTCCATATAAATCAATTGCATATAATATAGACTCAATTCCCGGATGCCAATAGTCTTGCAGAAATATAATATCTCCATCTTTTACTTCATCGCGATTCAGCATATCTAAGAAATTAGCACATTGACTCATTGCAAATTTACCTCTACCGACTGCATCTAATACTGCTCCAATTTTAATTTGCTGATCAGGATCAAACTCTCCTTCTACATCAATAAACTCTAATTCATTAGCATACGGCTCAAATGTTGCCGGCATCCATTCTTTTGATAGCTGATACGTGTATCTAGCTTTTAGTGGCTCTAAGCCAAAATAAAATAATTTTCTCATCTTTCTACTATTGCTCCATTTTCCCAATCTTCCCATACTTCTACTTTGTATAGA